TCATTCCTTTCTTGGCGAGGTGTTCAACCATGTGCGCCGGAACAAAGGCGGTCGTTTTGCCTCTTTTGTGCGCCGGATGCTTCTCGGTGATTTTAACCTCGACGGCCTTCTTGGTCGAGATGATCTTGTACTTCTTGGGGTTAGCTTCCGCTTCCCCCTTTTTCAGATTGGTGATTGTTGCCATATGATTTGAGATTAAGGGATTCCTTTCCACAACTTTAGTTCCATGTTAGCTATGGTCGTGGTTCCGGTCCCGGTTCCGGTAAATGTTAGTTTGTACTGCCGGTAGCCGTTTTCCGTGGTGTTCGAGATAATAATGGTCGTATCTGCCGTGGTTCCTTTCCAGTTTACCGTCGATCCGATTGCGGTCCATGTCGATGTCTGGTCTGACTTGCGTCCGGAAAGAGCCACGGCAACATTCGTGTGATCCCCGGCGAGGCTGTCCAAGTGAACGATCACATCCTGAGCGGTCATTTCGTCCATCAGGGCGTTGATCTGCCAGTACTTTGCCGTTGTGTTCGTCAGCGTGTAATCGGTCGTGACCTCGGTGTATGTCTGCCCCCTCTGGAGTTGGGTGGTCAACATCTGCGCATTAACCGAAATGGTCAGCGTCAGGATTGCAAAAATTGCGATTAGTTTTTTCATGTTTCTGTCCTCCTTTCGATTATGCTTCCTCCTTCGTGATCGCGGCTACGATGTCGGTGATGTCGTCGTAAACCCAGGAATTAGCGTGGTTGTCTTTGATGAAGTGGATAAGCCTCATGCCTCCGCGGACGGTGATGTGCCGCTTGGTGAATTCCCCGGTGAGGTTGTAGCCCATTGCCATTTCGACATCCTTGTAAACTTTGATGTTCGATTTCATCCGGTTGCCTACCAGCAGTTTGCCGGCGGTGATGAACGAGGTTGTCGAGATGGGAATTCCGGCGAAGCGGGTGCCGTCGGGCGACAGGGACGGGTGAGATACGTAGCGTCCGTTGCTGTCTTTCGACCCTAACGCATTTTCATAATCAGCCGGGTTCATAAAAATGCAATCGGCCACGTCGTAACCGACCAATTCCACCTGCCGGATAGCCGCCGAAACAGCATCCCAGGTGTTGGGCGAAGCGATGGAGATGGAGGTCAGCGAGAAGGCCGAAGCATACTCGGTGATCCCCTTCAAATGCGAGGTAGTACCCACCCCGGAAAGGATTTCACCGTCGGCGGCTTTGCGGATCTGATAAACCAGTTCCCGGTCGATCTCGGCGGCCAAAGCGTCAACATCCTGCAAAAGGTTTTCGTGAACAGTGATGTAAGCCCCGACATCCTTCGCGGTCATGCTGTTCATGTCGAGATCGAAGTCAATGTTGGCAAAGGCTTCGGTATCCAGCACGAAAGCTACGGTGCCGTCCGGGTTCTTCTTCTCCAGCCATTCGTAGGAAGGTGAAGCGATGGGAACGGTTCCGATCACGTCCATAATGAACCGCTGCTCGGCCATGTAGTTGGTGATACCCGGCTCGGTTTGTGCAGGCGGCACGGTGCCGGTAACGTGGGTGGAGTTAAGCATCGAAGCGGCGACCTTCACCTCGAATCCGATCTTACCTTCGGTCTTTACCACATCCTCGAACTTGGCCTTGTTTGCCGTGATGTATTCGGCAACCTGGCGGCCCAGGGATTTGTTGGAGGTATTAGAGGTGCCTTCCATCAGGGCGTTGATCTTTTTACCATGCTCGATCACAGCGGTCTGGACATTTTTAAATTCCTCGTTGTCATCGATCTTAAAGCCCTTCTCGTCAATCTTTTTTTCGATCGCTTTGATGGCTTCGTCGGTGGTGATGAACCCGGCAATGGATTTCTCGGTGATCGCGCTGATGAGCTTTTCCAGTTCATCGAACTGGTCCTTCTCATCCTGCGTTTTGATAGTGAATTCTTTGGTTCCGATCTTTACGATCATGGGGAACGCGGCAAGCATAGCCAGCCCCGTCACGGGGTTGGTTGCAAGGATGAAGGTCGCAATCGTTGCCAGCACTGCCAGCGCGAACAGGGCGACCTTGTTTTTCAGAAGATTTTTCATGTTCTTTTTTCGTTAGTTGGTTAAAAACTTGAGTCCAAACAGCGGCCCGGCGGGAGTGTCTGCGACGGCTTCCGGGGGTGCAATATCTTTACCCATTGACAGGGTGGGGGTTGCGAAATTTGATCCAGCGACGACCGCCGAACCTTCGATGACTTTTGCCTCGGATACAGCGTAGAAATACCCATCCTCCTCGACTTCTTCACGGTTGGCAATCAGGCCGATGTACTTGTCCCAAACTGCTTTTTCCTCCTGATCGAACTTCGCTTCGGAGTTCATGGCCAGTTCTACCTTCACGTACTGCATCCCCACGGAGTGATTGTTCACCCGTGCCTTTGCGTATTGCTCGGCCATAAAAGGGTTACGATCTTTTTCAACCGTGGCATCGAAAATCAGAGCTTCAGTTGTGCCGGGGAAGTTGTAACCGAGTTCGGCCCAGGACATCGTTTGCACGTAGCCAGTTACCCGGTCGGAGATAACTTTGTCGAATTTCATCTGATGTTCCTGCAAAAGGAAAAGACCCTTTTTCTCTTTCAGGCTCTTTGTCCACAAACCAGGTATATGTACGTCCTTATGTGAGTCGCGGATAGATGTCGTGTTGATGACCACCTTTACCGGGAATTCAGCCAGGTTCAAAAGTTCGGGGTTGGCTTGGGCCTTTTCGGCTTTGCCCTTCGCGTCAATGGTGAAGTGAAGGAACTCTACCGGATCTGCAAACTTGGTCGCAGCCTTCTTCTCTGCGATTAACAGGTGCTTGTTTGCTCTCAGGTGTGCAAACAGTTGCTCTTTCGTTGTCATTTCCGTACGATTTTGACTTCCTGTTTATCTTTGAGGGCTTTTTTTAAAGCCTCCTTTTCCTTCTCGGTAAGTTCCTTTTTGCTCATTGTGTCACGATTGCTTTGGTATCTGCACCGTCGAATAAATCGGTAGGGTTCGCCGTCGGGTCGAATTCGGTCCCGGCTGGCATGAACCCTGCGATGAGCGAGCGATATTCCTGCCGTCCGATGATCTTGGATTTGTAGGGCTTATCCAGGGCCGTGACCATAGCGTTTAAAGCGTCGGCCTCCTCCTTCTTCGCAGCCTGGAAGATCTCCAGGTGATCGAACCATGCAGTAAGGTTCTCGCCGTAATAATCGGATAAGGCAAAGCAGATGTTATTCACGCACGGGATGACCGCCGAGGTGTAAGCCTCTTTTCTCGCTTCTTTGAGGTTGGTAAAAGTCGCGTCCTTGAATCCCAGCAGGAATTGAGGGACGTTGAACGACATCGACAACTGGCTGATCCCCGCCTCCTGACCCGTGAATAATTGGAGATCGTTCACGCTCATGGCGGCTTGAACCCACTTCAATCCCTGTTTCAGGACCATGTATGGAGCAAGCTGGTTAGAGTTCACGCCATACTGGGCGAATGCGTTTAACACCTCGTCGCGCTCGTCGTTCTGAAGTGGGATCGTTCCGGCGACATCGCGATTGTTTTCCGGCACCCAGGCACCCATAGCCCCACGTTTAGCGGTGAGGTTGTATAGTGCATCCTGAATCGCGATGAGATTGTTTACCTGGTCACCCAGCGAATAAAGTCTGGATTGACCCTGGAACAACTTTGAAGGGTCGTTTACGAATGAAGGCATTGAATCCCGCACTACGATCATCTGCGAGGCCGGGATGGATTTGTTAAGAAAAGAGATGTCATAGGACCGGATCACCCCGTCCATCGAATCCTGATAGAATGTTTTTCCGGTGGTATTGACCGTGACCATCCAGTTGGGGATAACCCACAGCGTTCGCCCTGACCCTTTGGTTTCTTCAAATCCCGCCGGGGTGATCGGTAGGATGTAGCATTGCCCGTGAGCTTTAATGAAAGTGACAGCCGAAGCCATGAACTCGGCCCACGTCTGAAAGAAGTTTGGCCGGATGAGCAGCTTTGCCAACTGCCCCTTGCTTTGAACCTCCTTGCCTTTTTCGTCCTTAAACCCATACCGACCGTTCATCGAATATTCGGCAATTCGCCCGATGATCGCACCCACAGGGGCGCAACCCATCAGGGCGAGGGTTTGCCCCTCGACGGTGGTAAGGTCAAGCCTCGTTTTGCTCGACTGGACTTGCTTTAAAAGATTGGAGGTTGCGGCATCCCAGAACTTCAGCCCGTTAATGGTGGCTACCAGTTCTTTTATAACCAGGCTTTCAGATTTGTTTCTGCGTGGGAATAACGCCATTGCGGATTATATCACCCGCAAATGTATGAGGGTTTTCCCTCAAATCTACATGATTTCAGTCAGTCCATGTCTGTCGTCGGACATAACCTGACCAGTATCCAGTATTTGCCGTGACGGAACGCCCGGATGTCGGAAGGCAACTGACCGGCTTCGATCATCCTGATTATGGTCTTTGCGCTCCGGTGACGCTCCTTGCCATACTGGGCCGGTGACATAGGCTGAATTGTCATTTTGTTAGGTTTGTCAACCATATTTGATTATCAGTTTGTTAGTCTCATTCGTCCAGCGGTGAAACAAAGGTCGCGGTGATTAGCTGTTAGGTCGCCTGAAATTCGACAGGATCGCATACCTTGCCGCGTCTATTGCATGGTTGTATTCGTCCTCCGGCTCGTTTAAACTAATCCCGCCGATCTCCCTCCAGCGATAGTTCTCAAACTCTTTGCGAAGGTCAACATCACGAACAGCGTGAATCTTAAACTGTTTCATCAGGTCAATGCCATATTTGATTGACCCGGAGAATTTATTGACAGCAAACACCTTCAGCCCCTTATGCCGAAGGTCGGAGATCATGCCCGGGTCGGCTGAATCGGCCCAAATTGGTTGAGTTATTCCAATTTCCTGAATAACTGCCGAAAGGTCAGAGGCGTTATCGACAGGGGTATAGAATAGATTTTGGATGTATAGGTTCCGCCCGTTGCGCCCTACCTTCGCTATTGCTGTCGGTGAGTTTGTGTAGCCAAAGTCCATACCGAATACAATCGTTTCAATATCGGTCGGGAAAGTGTCAATCCAGGTTACTTCATGGAATACCAACCCCTGCCGTGCGGCCCGTTGACCTAATCCATAGACCTTCCACATATAATCATCCGACGTCCCGGCGGCTATGTTCTCGGGGATTGGTTCGTAACCTATGATCTTTTTACGCTCCCACTTTGAGATGTGTGGGTTGTCGAGCATGGTCGAATAGACCACCTTCACATCGTCGCGCTTAAAGAGTTGGTTATAAATCCAATGATCCGTGACCTTCGGGTTGTAGTCTATTATCCATCCCTTGCGGCATCTCATCTCCAGCTGGTCAAATATTGCCTGTTCCACGTCCAG